CAACCTGCCCGGCATGCTCTGCCTCGTGTCGTCCCGAAACTACCCCGGCCAGCTGACTGACCGGAAGGAGGCCGAGGCCCGAGATCAGATCAAGGCGCTGGGCTACTCGCGCATCTACGTCTACGACAAGCGCATCTGGGAGATCAGGCCGGAGCGCTTCTGTGGGGAGAAGTTCCGGGTGTTCGCCGGGGACGAGACGCGCAAGCCCCGCATCATCGAGGACGACGGCGAGATCATCCCGGCCGGCGACGAGCGCTTGGTGATCGGCGTGCCGATCGAATATCGCCCGACCTTCGACAACGACCTGCTCGCGGCTCTGCGCGACGTGGCAGGTATGGCGACCCAGGCGCTGCATCCGTTCATGCTGAACACCGAGGCGGTGGCTGCCTGTTTCGGCAAGGTGCAATCAATTGCATCGCGGGACGACTGCGACTTCAAGGTCACGAAGCTGCAGCTCTACCCGAAGCGGATCATGCACCCGGACGAGCCGCGCTTCGCCCATATCGACCTTGCGCTCTCCAAGGACTCGGCCGGCGTTTCGATCGGCCACGTGCCAGGCTTCATGAACGTCAACCGGGGCGATTACGCCGAGATTCTGCCGGTGATCCAGTTCGACATGGTGCTGGAGGTGCGCCCGCCGAGGGGAGGCGAGATCGAGTTCGAGAACATCCGCCGGCTCATGTATGTGCTGCGCGACCAGCTGAACGTCCCGCTGAAGTGGATCAGCTTCGACCAGTATCAGTCGCGGGACTCGATGCAGATCATGCATCAGCAGGGCTTCGTGGTGGGCTACCAGTCGATGGACGTCGACACGATGGCCTACGACGTGACGAAGCAGGCGTTCTACGACGGCCGACTCCTGGTGCCCGATCATCCCAAGGCACAGCGGGAAATGACCTGCCTGGAGATCGACACGAAGAAGAACAAGGTCGACCACCCGCCGCAGGGCTCGAAGGACGTTTCCGACAGCATGGCCGGCGTCGTGATCGGGCTGACGATGCGCCGGGAGATTTGGCTACGCCATCAGGTGCCGCTCCAGCGCATCCCCATCTCTCTGAAGTCCAAAGGACAGACCAAGGACAGCGTCTCGGCGCAGGAAAGGCGAGAGATGCCCTATGTGGACCGGGTGAGGCAGGCGAGGGGCGTGGAGATAGGAGTGAGGCATGCGGAAATATAAGTTTTGGAGCGACACCAATCAGAAGCAGTTCGAGTGGGAGCTGCAACGCATGGGCATCCCGTCGGAGCACGACCGGGAGAACGGCTACACCGTGGTGGTGCCCGAAGGATACGACGAGCAGCAGCTCGACCCGCTGGCGACCGGCCTCGGCGCCACGATCGTTTTCGAAGAGAAGGAGAAGGCAGATGACGGCACCGGCACTAGTGGGCTCGAAAGCTCTGGATTCCTCGATACTGGAGCAGTCAGTGCCCGCGCACAGCCGCCTGAGGGAATTGCCGACCCGTCGTCTCAGCAATTAATTGCAAACGTCGCGCGCACGATACGCGGACCCTTCGCGAAGCGCCGGCTGACCAGGGGCCAGCCGTGATCACGCAAGAGCGTTTGAAGGAGGTGCTGCATTACGACCCGGTCGCCGGCGTGTGGACGTGGTTGAAGCCGCCCTCAAGAGGCAAAGCAAAGCCGGGAGCCGAAGCAGGCTACCGGTGGAAGGGTCTCTATCGCGTGATCAAGGTAGACGGTCAGAAATTTTACGGGCACCAGCTGGCCGTTCTCTACGTGACCGGAGTGTTTCCCATTGAGAAAGTGGATCATCACAACGGCGTCCCCGGCGATGATTGGTGGGATAACTTGCGTCCGGCCACGAGTCGGCAGAACGCCTACAACCGCAAGCTAGACAAGCGGTCGAGCACCGGAGTGTCGGGGGTTCGGGTAGACAAGCCGAGCGGGCGCTATCGAGCAAGTTTGAAAACGCCCACGGGCGTCAAACACCTTGGAATGTTCGCAACTTTGGACGCGGCGCGCATCGTGCGCGAAGCTGCCGCACGAGAACTGCATGGAGTTCTACAATGATCACGTCTGAGATGAAGCAACTGGATTCGGAAGTTTTGGAGAAGTCTGTCCCGGCACATATGCTCGTCCTGATGATGCAGGAGTGTTCCAAGATCGGTTTAGAATTTCGGGCCGACGTGATGCACCACCTGAACAACGCAGCAGCCGCCCCGTTGGTCCGTTTGGACATGTTCTCCGTCGCAAGACTCGCCCACAGGACGGACGAGACGGCGACTGAACTCCTCAAGCACCTGAACGCTGACGACCCTCGCGACGGGCTCTACGCCTGCGCGATGTTCAACATGCTCCTGGTGGACGAGGGGCGGATCATCGACAAGGGGAACCAGGCGGTGCTCGTCTCGATGCTCCTCCTCGACGACGTCAAGGACGACAAGCCGGACGAGAACGGGGAGACCGCGCGCTGGCATGTGCGGGAGAAGGCGTGGAAGCTGATGGCCAAGAGGCTGCTGAAGAAGGCCGAGCAGATGGGGCTTTTCTTTCGCCTCGAAATGCAATCAATTGCATTATTTCCTTGCCCTCGTACGGCACTCAGCTAGATTGAATCGTATCCACAAACCAAGGAGGGTGACGTGGAGAAGCGGATTTTCAGGTTCAGCAAGGACACGATCGATTGGGGGCTGAACGAGAACGCGCCCCTGACGAAGAAGAAGCTCGGCGGCAAGGGCGCGGGTCTCGTCATGATGGCCCAGGCCGGTATGCCCGTGCCTCCGGGCTTCACGATCACGACAGGCGTCTGCAACGAGTATCGCAAGCTGAACCAGCCTGACGCGCTGGCCCACAAGCTCGACGAGTGGGTCGACAAGCTAATGGACGAGGTCTGGGATCACGATACCTGGCTGGGTCAGCAGTTTGGCTATGCCCCGTTGGTGTCGGTCAGGTCGGGCGCCCCCATCTCCATGCCCGGCATGATGGACACGATCCTGAATGTCGGGATCACCGGCGACACGCTGCCGGAATGGAAGAAGCGGCTCGGTGAGCGGGCGGCGCTCGATAGCTACCGGCGCCTGATCCAGATGCTTGGCGCGACCGCCTACGGGGTCGACATGGCGCTGTTCGAGGCGCAGCTGACTGCCATCAAGAAAGACGCCGGGGTGAAGGCCGACACGGAGCTGACGGAGTTCCATTTGACGCTTCTCATTGGCGCTTACTTGAAGGTGTTCAAGGCGGCTACGGGCGAGGAGTTCCCGGATACCCGCTGGGAGCAGCTCCGGGCCGCCGTGATGGCGGTGTTCGAATCCTGGATGAATCCTCGGGCGATCGAATACCGCAAGCTGAACAAGATCAGCGAGGACATGGGGACGGCCGTCAACGTCCAGGCCATGGTGTTCGGCAACATGGGCGATGACTCAGGCACGGGCGTGCTGTTCTCGCGCGATCCTTCGACTGGCGCATTCGAGATGATGGGCGAGTTCCTGCAGAATGCGCAGGGCGAAGACGTCGTGGCCGGCATCCGCACCCCGGTGAATCTCGCGAAGATGTTTGCTCTGCCGGCGCCGTGGCCTGAGACGTTTTCCGAACTCATGACGACCTGCAGCAAGCTGGAGGCCGCCTACAAGGACATGGTGGACGTCGAGTTCACCGTCCAGCAGGGCAAGCTGTTCATCCTGCAGTCGCGGACGGGCAAGAGGTCGGCTAGGGCCGCCTTCAAGATCGCCATCGACCAGGTTGACGAGGGCCTGATCGACAGGAAGACGGCGCTCGGCAGGCTGACCCCTGAACAGTTCAAGACGGTGCGCCGGCCCACGATCGATCCCGCCTTCAAGACGAAGCCGAATGTGGTCGGGTTGCCGGCCTGCCCCGGCGTTGTCTCTGGCAAGCCTGTGTTCTCCTCGGAAGATGCAGTCAATTGCACGGAGCCCTGCATCCTGGTCACGCACGAGACGTCGCCCGACGACATCGCCGGCATGGCGAAGGCGCAGGGCATCCTGACGGCGACCGGCGGGGCCACGAGCCACGCTGCGGTGGTCGCGAGGGCTATGGACAAGGCGTGCGTGGTCGGCTGCACGAACCTGAACATCGAGGAGCTGAAGAACCAGAAGCCGATCTTGCCGTATAAGCCGGTGACCAAGATCACGATTGACGGCTCGACCGGCAATGTCTGGTACAACGATGATGTGCCGGTGATCGATTCCTCGGATGCTCCTGAAGTCAGGAAGGTGATGGACTGGTGCATCAGCGCGCTCAATGCCCGCGAGGTTGCCCCTGTCGACATCGGCATGGATCGGCCGCACCGGATCATGGCCGCCTACTGGTGGGGGAGCATGGACGTCTTGAACGCCGTGCTCGACGGCCTGGCCGAGCTGCCGAGCCGCGAGCACATCTCGATGGACGTGCGGGCTCCGTTGAGCTTCGTCGAGCCGAGTGAAGCCGTGCTCACGCAGTGCTTCGGTCAGGCGATGAAGGGGGACGCGTTCAAGGTCGTCATGCTGGGTCAGCTGCACATCCGCGCGAAGGAGCTGCAGGGCCTGACGATCTCCCACGCACCGTCTGACTGGCAGTTGCCGGCGGGCCTCAAGGCGGGTGGTAAGCAGGAGATGGAGGCCGTTCCGGCTGACTATGCCGCCTTCACTGTTTTGTCGCGTTGAGCTATTGTGCAATCAATTGCACCCGGGAGGTCGCATGACGCTGGTTCTGAGTCTGAGGAAAGGTCAGGATTTCTACGTGGACGACGAGCAAATCGTGGTCGAGTCCATCCGGGGGAAGCAGAGCTTCGACGTGAGGGTGGTGTCGACGGGAAAGGTGCACACGATCACGGATGAGCGGGCAACCGAAGTCGTGCCGGACGTGTTCCTGTCCTCCGGCGGCCGCGCTCAGGGAGGGCTCGCCAGGATCGCGATCGAGGCGCCGCCCGAAGTGCTGATCCTGCGCGGTGCCAAGTATCGAGGGGAGTGAAGATGATGCGTTACAAGACCTACCAGGTGAGCCCCGAGGCCGTCGTCTCCGGGCGCTGCCTCGGCCTGTTTGGCGACACCGCAAAGCGCCTGTCGCGCATGGCGAGGCGGGCCGCCCCTTTCACCAGCGAGGTCGGCAACCGCCGCTTCGAGGAGTTCGTGTTGAATGTCGTCGAGGACCGCGTTCTCGGCGTGACCCTTTTGCCGCAGACCTGAATCAAGGAGGATTCCAATGCTGGACACTGTTCTCAAGCCCAATGGCTCTCTCACCATCCCGCTGGGGTGGCGTGGGGGCTTCCAGACGCTGAAATTCACGGGCGGACCCTACGATGCCTTCCCCGGTCGGGATGCAGCCTTCGGCGTCTGCGTGCGGGCCGAGCGCGTCAGCCTCTCGAACGTGGACGTTCACCTGCCGATCAGGGACTTCGGCGTGCCGGCGAGCGCCGTCAAGGTCGAAGACGCCTTGCAGGACACGCTCATGGCCGCTCTCAAGGGGCGCGAGGTGTATGTCGGCTGCATGGGCGGCTGGGGTCGCACCGGTCTGTTCCTGGCCCTCCTCGCCAAGGCGTGCGGGGTGGAAGACCCGGTGGGCTACGTGCGTGAGAACTACTCGCCCCGAGCGGTCGAGACCGCCGAGCAGCAGGCGTATGTCGCTAGCTTCGATACGGCGGCTCTGCAGAGCTGGCTGCGCTCCGCCGGCTGGGGCAAATGGTTCGCCGACGTCTTCTTCTGGTGGTGCTGAAATTAATTTCACCGGCGGGTGCTTTACCCATTGCTCCCGCCGCTCCTTCAGCTAGACGTATTGAAGTCATCCAAAACCAAGGAGGGTTGAGCGGTGGCACTGACTGACCCCAAGGACACGCTGTCCTACCATCAATCAAGGGTTCTGACTTCGCATCGCGACATGAGCGAGGTCACCTGCGCCGATGTCTCGAAGGCGATCGTCGCCTTCATGAAGCAGGACCCGACACCCGACCAGGTGCCCGAAAGCGAGGCTCTGTGGTTTTACGGAATGAACCACGGAATGTCGCTGATCGGGGCGCGGAGGGCGCCTCTGGAGCCGCTCTCGAAATGGGAGCAGGGCTTCGCCAGCAGGTATCACGAGGTCATGGGGCCGAAGGCGGTTCGGGCCTTCTACTACCTGCTGATCATCTGCACCCGAGAAGCCCGCCATAACCAGTCGCTGTCGAAGGACGCCCCGACGATCGCCAAGATGTTCGGCGAGCCGATCTCGAAGTTCTTCGCCTCGATCAAGGGCGGGGAGGGCACCATTTACAACGCCCTGCTGAACAAGCCGCCGCAGGCGACGCTCGGCGCCTATGTCAAGGCGCTGCAGTGGCAGTTCTACCACTCGAAGTGGGGCGGCGGTTATGGTGGAAAGAAGTGGGGTATGGTAACTGACTGTCTCGTCAGGTTCGTGACCGGAGAGTTTACAGCCGAGATGATGCTCGATACGATCTGGACACTGTCCCATAACAATGGTCCGATTTTCAACAAGTCGGTTTTGTACGGAATGTATACCCACAATCTCATAAGAATCCTGGACGTTCAGCGCTCCGGCCAGGTGCCCGAGGCGATCCGCCAGGACAAGCCGATCAAGGAGTTCGTGGGTGCGGACCTGACGCATCTCGTTATGGAGATGGCGAAGGAGTTCCCTGAGCAGATCGGCCACTATGTCGATTGGGAGGTGGTCGAAGCGCTTGGCTCCGTGAAGAAGTATCCGAAGGAGAAGCAGGAGCAATACAAGCTCTACGGCATGTCCGAGGCCGGCAAGGCAGCCATCGAGGCGGCCGAGAAGAAGGCTTTGGAGCTGGCCGCAGCCGAGAAGAAGAAGCAGGAAGAGCATGCCAAGAACTGGTTCCAGGTCATGGCGGGTCTTGAAGTCAAAAAAGTCCAGATGGCACGCGCGGCGTGAGCGCCAAGGAGGGCGCAAGACGATGGCCAAGAATTTGTCGGACGTGATCCACGGGGATCGGGCTGCGATCCGTGGCGGCCCGGTCGTGCAGCCGCAGGGCTCGTGGGGCGACAGTATCGACTGGGGCACGTCGCAGAACGTGGTCAACTTCAGCGGGTCGAGCCACGGCAGCTACCCGTCGAAGAAGTCGAGCTACAGCGGGGGCAGCTACGAGCGTTGCTACAAGACGCACCCGCCCCTGAAACTGCCGGGCATCGATCTCGTGATCTACGGCGGCAGCTGCTCTGAGCCGGTGGTGCTCGATGCCGACGTCTATATCGGTTTCGACAGCTCGATGCGCTTCACGCAGCGTCACTGGCCCTGGAAGAAGGGGCACGAGGTGCTGTTCAAGATCACGGACATGAGCGTCCCGGATAGCCCGGAGGAGTTCAAGAAGCTCGTCGGGTGGACGAAGGCCCGCCTCGAGGAGGGGTTGAAGGTGCACTGCGGCTGCATCGGCGGCCACGGCAGGACCGGAACCTTCCTCGCGGCCCTCGTGTCCGAGTATGGCGAGAAGGACGCCATCAGCCATGTCCGCAAGCACTACTGCCAGAAGGCGGTGGAGAGCGACAAGCAGGTGAAGTTCCTGCACGAGCACTTCGGCGTCGTGAAGGTGAAGGGGCACAAGATGGGCGGCAGCTATTCCACCGGTGGCGGAGGGTCGAGCAAGGTCAAATCGTCGTCGCAGCCGACCAGCTTCGCACCGATGCGCGGGAATGGGAACATTTGGGGGGACGAGTGATGCCGAAGGTCAAG